CGCACCTGTTCACGTTCTTTGCGCAGGTTAAACAAATCTTGCGTCAGACGCTCGTTCTCTTCCTTTAGCTGCGCCACGGTTTGTTCTGCCACATTGGCGGCGCTCGTCCAAGCGGGGGCGTTTGCGTTTTCATTATTCATTTTATTACCTCATAAAAAAAGGGCGGGATTGCCCGCCCTCATATAAACGCATATTTGCGCATATGTAAATATTAAATACTAAGTGACAACCGTTGCCACTTGGCAACCGTTTTATGCGGCAATGCGTTGCCAGTCGCGGTTTGATAAGTTCAAAAGCTTGCCGCCGCGCTGTTGCCACGTGTCGACGTCATCCGCGTCGCATTTATTTGCAACCGCCGTTACAGCATTGACTAGCGTTGCGCGTGTGAGTGGCTTGCCGTGCTCGTAACCGCTTTGCCCAATCGTGGCCATCAAACCATTTAAAACGTCAGTATTTTCTTTTTTAGTAAGCTTTAAAACTGATCCGACACGTTCCGGTATTTCCGAAAATTCGCCCTCTATGATGTCACCATGCGCGGCGTTCATTTGATCAAGAACTTTATCGAACGTATCACGGCTCGCATATGCGCCCGTCAAATCGCGCAATTTTAATTCGAGCGCCAAATTGTCCGCGTTTTTCGCCTCATTGGAAAGCAAGCCGTAATCTTCGCTATCACGCGCGCTTGTTATGTGGCTGGAACGGTTGCGGTTTTCGGTTTGCATCCCGTTCAGACAAGCCAGCGTCCAAATAGTTTGATAAACCGTTACAGCGCCCGCGCCTACTTCGCTATTTGACAAGCCGATGCCATTGGCCATTTTATCCCCGACGGCGGGCTGGCCCAATTGTACTAAACTTTTTAAACGCAAGTTTAATCGCTTGTCGGTGACGTTAGCATTTACAACCTGCCATTGCGCTTCACTTTCCATCAATTGGGGCAAGCTTGCTTCAAGCAAGTTTAAATTGTCAAAAGTTTTAAACTTATCAGAAACAAAAGCACGTGCTTGCCCGCGTGTCTCTTCCACTTCCAAATATGTCCGAACCATACGGTTCAACGGTTCTTTTTGCCAACGCGCGTTGATCAAAGCGTCATATTCCTGCGGGTAACTGGCTTGCAAGCGCCGTGCTGTTCTCGCGTCAATTTCCGCCGCCGCCGCTATTTGGCCGTGCGCGTGGTCATTAACGTCAAGAATGCGCGTCGGTTCTCCGCCGTTTTGTTCAATAATGATTTGCGGGTTACCGTCCGCGTCGGTTGCTTTTTGCAACTCCGCTGTGCTTGTCACAAAATCGCCTTGCTTGTCGTGCTGTTCTTTAACCTTTGCCATTAAAGCGTAAAGGTCACCTTTTTGATTTTCAATTTGCATTTTGATTTACCTCATAAAAAACGGGGCAGGATTGCGCCCGCCCCGTATTCTCTTATATTTTCCCATATTATGCAAGGTAAAACTTTTTAAAAGTTTATTTGCCAATATCCCCCGCAACATGGTGCCGAATAACTGAACGCGGAGGCAGGCCAGAAACAAAACGTTTTAGTTTTTCCCCGTCGGTTTCGGTTTGTTCACTTTCTGCGGTATCCTGCCACCATATGCGACAGTTACCTTGCGCGGCATAGCAACCCCCTTGCGCGGTTTCATCCGCCGCCTTGCGTTTATTCGGACCGTGCGCAGTAAAACCAATAATAAACTTGCGATTTAAACGGGCGCAAAACGGCTCGCCGTCTCCGCATTGGGCGCAAGATATGTCGCGATATTCGGCGGGGCATCTCACAACGGCGCGTTTTTCGTTTGGGACATCATCCCGCGCATATTCAATTTCTAGCTCTACAGAAAACCATTTTTTCCCTTGCCATTGCGCCTCATTAACAACGGTTACAGTAGGAACAACGCCCGCCGCAATTGCCGCGTCTTGTAAATTGTCCGCGGAATAATTGACAACGGTTTTACCTTTGGGGTGATCTATCCCGCGCTTTTGTTTGCGAAACCAATCCCGCCAATCAAAATGCGTATATGTAAACGCAACCCCTTTACGCGGTACAGCGTTAAGCAATGCGTCAAAATATTGCCAATCTATTTCGGATGCGCCGTTGCCGCTATCGTTTAAAGCGCATGACGGCGGGCACGTTCCGAATTTATCCCCGCGGCCCGCCCTATATGTAACGGCTATTCCTTTAGTTTTTTTTGCCCGTGATGTTTCAACAGTTCTAAGCATATTCTTACCTCATATAAGATTTATCCCATATCCATAACAAAAGAAAACCCGCCATGCAAGCGGGTTAAACTTTTATTATTTTCTGCGACGGCGGGGCTTATTTGCGCGGCGGCTTAATTCGTCAAAATCCGGACCATATAATAAGCGGCCAATCCAATTGAGCAGAAACATTTACACCGCCTCCCGCTTAGGCAACGGATCAACCGCAGCATTATTAAATTTTGAAGCGGCTAACCAATTTAGCTGCGCACGGTTCAAAGCGCTAAACGCTTCCTCTAACGCGGCGCAAACAATTTTCTGATGCCCGACGGGCTCATTGCGCGGCACCTTATCCCAAAAACTATCTAAATCCGGATCAGTCATTAGCCTGTCAAAAGCGTGTATTTTTTCCATACACGTCTGAATGTCTTCGAACATGTACCTGTTTATGTCTTTATAATTCATATTACCTCACTTTCTGATGATGAGAGAATATGCGATTAAATAGGACATATCAAGTTGAAAACGTCCTCCCAGATAAATTTCTTTTCGTGCGCTAATCGTGGCTCAGTTTTTAAACCGTCCGCCTTTAGGTTCATTGCTTGGTCCGCATGATACAAAAATAGATACGGTGTGCTATCGGGCTTGTTTTGTTTTTTGATCAGGGTCCAGCATGATGAATGTTTATGACGGACATGCCATGCAACCTGATGAGGGCTCAAGTTAACAGCGTTAGCCTTACAAAACTTTAATTCAACAAAGTGAAACTTTCCTAGCTCATCGCAAATGAGCAGGTCAGGAATGCCTTGGCTTGCCCAGTTTTCAATCCGCGTGAGAATCAGTGTCCGCTTCGATCTCTTCGTAGCTGCCTTCAATTGCTGATACAGCCCCGCTTCCATCTTCGTCTGGGGTAATGTCAATTGCGCCATATGTTTGCTTCAATTCATCCAGAGCTTTTTGAACGTCTTCGCGGCTCATACTATCAATGCTGCCGTGACGGATTTCAGACTTGCTGACGTAGATATCGCCCTGCGCCTGACCTCGCCTATATTCAGCCTGCACTGCGGCACTGTACGCGCCGTTTTCAATGGCTAGATCACGAATGCGCTGTAAGTCTCGCACGTGTCTTTGATAAGTGATGCCAAACTTTTCATCTAGCTCGTCACGATATTTTTTAATCGCTGCGCAAACATGTGGGCTGATGTGGGGGTTTGTCATCTGAGACGCACGAACAGGAGCGGACTTTTTCGTGTAGCCCGCTCGTTCTGCGGCTTCTGACATTGTGATGGTTCCATCGTTGGAAACCAGTTCTTTTACAAACTTCTCTTGCATACGGGTCAGAGGCGATTGTTCATGCAATCTCTTGCGGCCTCTCAATTCATCCGGATTTTGTTTGGTCCAACGCTTTCCGGTGGGTTTTTTCTTCGCCCGTAACACCAAACCCTTCGGAATTGGGGGTGTTTTTGCCATTTTTAGCCTCGTTTATTTTGCTATAATTGTGTCATAACAAGGCTGAACTACTAAATCTAGCGTAAGAGTTTATAAGACATTCTAAGAAGGTATATAAGGTAACACCTTCAAAACAGAGGTGTTACCCAAAAAAGTTACCGAAAAACCCTTTCTTATTATATACATAGATACAAAGGTAACACCGTAACACGGGTAACACCCTTAAACGCAAAATTTATTTTTTTTATTTTTCTGGCTATATATATAGAAAGAGTTACTCAACACTTTTGATTTCATAGATCACATAGAAGTCTTTGAACATGTCGTAGACTTGGTTGCTGCTGTAGGCCTTTATGTAAAAGCCCTTGCGTTTATCCAACTCAACATAAAACGTTTTCATTGGTCATCAGGCTCCACGGTAATATTAAAATCATAAGTATCTTCCCCGCCGATACCGTGTTCCGGACCCCAAATACGATCTTCTGCTACGATGCGCCGTGCTTCTTGTTCTGTTTCGGCTTCTTCATAGAACACGTTTCTTTGCTCAACTACCACCCGCCATGTTCTCTCAGGCCACTGAGGTGTTTCTTCGGGATCATCTGTAACATCGTTGTAATTAATTAGATCCCGCCAAACTTCGTAATACCCGCCATATTTCCAAGGTTCTGACGGATTTTCTTTGAACTTCTCTTCATTGTACGGCACTTTTACCTTGACGCACATTTTCAGATTTCGGCGTCGTCCAAACATTGCGGCGGTTTTTTCTGCGGTACAAAAGTGATCACGTATGGTTGATGCGGTATATTCTG